GCTTTCGCTTTAGCGTCATCAGCTGCCATCTGGTTGTAAGCGTCCATCAGCTCAGCATCGGACTTACCTTCAACGTCGATGCCTTTCGCTTTCAGCGCATTGGTGATGAGTTCTTTCATCGGGTTTGCTTCCTCTTTGACGGAATTGCTGTTGGCGCTGAAAAACGCCTTTAGCTGGTTGAAAAGTGTTTTAAGTGCGGGGTCTTGCGGTAAATCAGGATCTGGCGTATCGGCTTCAGCCAGATTCACCACTTCCAGCTCCTGCTCGGAGCCATCGGAGTTGACGAAGATGCCCACGCCTTCCTCTGGTGTGCCAGCTCCCGGCTCGTCAAGCAGGTTGGCTACGTGGTCAAACATCATATTGGTGACGATTTCGCGGTACTTCTTGCCCTTCGACTCACCGTTAGCGGCGATTCCGGAGTAAAGAAGCCCTGTGGAGATGTGGATTGGCTCTACATTTTTACGCTCGGCCATTTCATCAAGACGATTGACCAGTCGCTGGCCTTTATCGGTTGATTCGGCATAGCGACGATCTACGTACATGTCGCCAGAAACCTTGCCATCCTTGTGTTCTACATCCTGTAGCCATGCGCCTACGTGGTATTCATTGACCGCCTGAACATCGCGGGCTGAGACGTGCTTGCCATCAACCTTTGGATGCCCTAAAGGCATTGGTGTGCGCTCAAGGGTTTTGTAGCCCTTTGCGATTTCTGCTGCCGTATACAACTTTCCGTTCATCACGATGTCGTCAACGATGGGCGTGACGCCTCGGACCACAATGTGTGGCCTGCCGTTGATGATTTCGGTTGTGATGTTTGACGCAGAGTTGACGACGGACAGCACGTTAACGCGGTTGCGTTTCATGCTGTGCCCTCACTGGAGAGATTTTCAGTCTATAAAAAACCCGCCGAAGCGGGTTTTTAATTAAGTGCCGTTGTAAAGATTAGGACCTATCTGCTGAGATAACTGAGACAATGCTGTAAATGGGTTCGGAACAGGCTGAATCAAACGCTGACCTGAGATGTTGAATAAAATTTGATTAGCCTGATGATAGGCGTCATTTTCCGCCGAGCTAACTTTGTTCCCTCCTAAGTATTGGTTGGAGTTCTGCTCGCCTTTATTAATGATGCAGTGAGAGCTACCCGTGACCTCAATTCCACCTACAGTGTTAATTTTACAAATTACCCTAAAATGTACAGAAACATCAGTTTTGAACAATTCTTTCCATTCAAAGCTAACGCTTTTAGCTTCTATTTTCTCTTCCATATTATGCCGTCAACATTAATCCATGAAGACATCAAGTTATCCAGGATTGCCTCTCATCTGCAAGTCTTTCAACGAGCCTGGTGTTAACAACCTTTCCTTTAGCATCAAGGATGACAGGTATTTGTGAGCAGTAACAGTTGTAGCGATTGCCATTCTCAGCATAAAAAGCTTCTACCTGTTCAGTGGTGTAAGTCCTGCCATGCCTGGCTGCGTGCCAAGACCGCGTTGTAGGCTTGAGCGCTGATAACCAGAGCACTGTAGTATTCAGCCCCAACCTTTCACGAGCCCAATCCGTTTCCTGCCATTGCGCCTTACGCAGCGCGCCAACCTGCTCTGTCTGAGCCATGTTCTTGGCTCGAGCCATCGAAACATCGAGCCTCTGGCTGATGATTCGCGCCGTATCTTTTGGGTTGATGCCACGACCTATTGAATCGGCTATCACATTAGCCAGGTCACCACGAGCCCGGTCAGACTCAAGCAGCCAGTCGCTATACGTCGATACGTAAGCGGCTGCCACCTGATTCTGGTATGCAGCCGAACTGAGTAGCTGCTGAAGTGTCGTCTGCTGTTCGTAGATGGGTGACTGCACCGACAGATTGGTGAATGCCTGCTGAGTGCCTCGCTCATATTCTGCAGCTACGTACTGAAGCGCCCACAGATCGTTGCTGCCACCTTCAAGCAGATAGTCATCCAAGATTAACTGAACACGCTGCAGCAGGTCAGCCAGTTGAGGTGCCGACATGTCGTAAATGTACGTGCCGGCATTCACCTGATAAATCACGTTGCCATGCACCGCATAGCTCTGCGTGTTGCTCGCCCTATGCTGCCCGGTCGTGCGCTCATCGAATAGCTTCTTCAGCGCCACCTTTATCTGGTAATAGCGATTCTCGATGTCGCGAAACATCCGGTTAACAGGCCGGGCGGATTGGGTTGGGTCAGCTTTGTTGCGGGGTACTATTGGCGTCCCGATTCGGGTTTTCGCTGTCATCGTCATCTGTCAGCGGGTCCTTATCGGTTAATTTTTTATTTGGGTCAGGCGTGGATGGTGCTTTGCGTGGTTCAAGTTCACCAACTGTTCGCACCTCATTTTCGTCAACAGCAGGGGTGCCGAATGCCTGCTGAGTGTCTTTGGCTACTGCGGCCATAGCCTGCATATTGGCGATCTTCTCTTTCTCGCTTGGTGCGAGTAAGTCAGACCATGCCAGCGTTACTTCACCTGACGTCGGCGGCTCAATCACTCCAGTCTTCCAGCAGCGCTCAATAAATTTGGTTACTACAGCCGTTTGATGACCCCAGCGGCGACCATTGCAGCGTTTAGCCCAATCGGTCTTGTCTTCATCGGAGGCTAGCCGACCGGTTTGCTGACCAAACTGAATGGTGAAAGGGCATTGAATTGATGATGTGAACTCATTGGCTGTTACTGTCCAGCTTGGTGCGGGGTCGGCAGCGGCAACTGACAGCACTGATGTGGTGCCTGACTGTGTGACGAGAGCAGAATCAGTACCGCGATTCAGCTTCATCATCTTGTCGTTCATTGCTTCGCCGAGGTTTTCGTAACCGGCTTCTTTCGCCATCTTGGCGATCACCGCCATATCTGTCTGAGCATCAAAGCTGATACCCAGTTGGCGGCTGGCGTTTTTCAGAAAACCTTCTGCGCTACCACCGGAGATTTTCTCGAGGTCCAGTAGCTTGTTGTAGCCAGCACGGAGGAATGGCACGCCGGACAGCATGTTTTCATCTTCCGACCCTTCACACAGGATGATTACGCGATCTGGATGGACTGTAACGCTGCGCACCGGGCCGTAAGTGCCATCGTCACCTACTGGCTGCTCGTTGAACTGGTAGTTAACCGGTTCGCCGTAGGTTTCCGACATGGTGTCTGTGTCGAAGTTGCCAGGATTAATTTGTGATTCCCATGCAGGAATGAGTTTGACGATCGCTTTATCGCGCAGCCGGGAAACGACGTTTGTATCTACTGGCTCTTTCCACTCGCGGCCATCTTTGAACTGAATGAGAAGCGCCGAGTATCGGCCAACCAGATTGCGGCGGTCAGCATCTTTAATTTTAGCCCAGTGCTTGCTCAGCAGTTTGGTTGCTGTCTTCTCCCACGGCGTGGTTTCGTTCGACTCTTTGTTCTCTTCACCGTCGATAATCGTCGGCTTATCCGTCCAGCATGATTCCAATAGCTTATGCACGGCGGCATAGGCGACAGGGTTACGCTCATAGGCGCGGTAATACTGGTCGAAACCGAGTTCATCGGGATAGCCGAATTCCTCGTACAGCTTTGTGCGTTTGGTGTTACCGGGCTTTCCGGCATACATCATGCGCTGGCGCCCTATCTCATGAGCGAGGGCGTTAACAAGGAATTGTTCCCCGTTGCTTAGTTCACTCACTGATGAGCTCCTTAGAAGAATATTGCGCCGGTCTGTTTGTGATTCGTTTTCGCCACAGCAAAGTAGCGGAACGCATCAGCACCGTGCGATGTGAAGTCGTGCAAAGGCTTGTCTTTCCAGCATCCTCGCTTGTCGTCCCACTCCTTGCGGTAACCCTCAAGATGAGAGATGCCCTGCTCGCATTTGGATGCGTCAAAGGCGCACTTAGGAAGGATTTCGCGCACAGAGTCGATACCGGTATCAACACCAAGCTTTGGCGCGACCTTGAAGCGGATTGAATAAACCTGTCCGTCAATTTCAAAGCCTTCTGCAGCTATCTGCTTGCGGCTTTTTCCATCACCGGCGAATTCACGGTTATCGATATCGTGCGGCGCCCAGTGATCCCCGTACTCATAGCCGCGGTCTTTCAGCACCTTCATGTAATGTCGGAGACCCTCACCACTGTTCTCGTAGTAGTCGATGACATGGAACTCATCACCAACCTCACGAATAAACCAGATGGCAGTGGAGTCGCCTACCCCGATATCCCAGAAGGTGTGAACCAGTTGGTGAGAGTTATCAGGCAACTCACCTACACGCTTATTCGTGTATAGCCAGCGGAACTGCTTCGCGTAATAAGCGCCCTCTACAGACTGTTCGAAAGCTTCTGCTGGGATGGATGGATACTCACGCTTCATGTCATCGCCGAGAGTCTTCTCTTTGGCGTAATACCAGGCTTTCTGGCGCTCGTTGAGAATGACGCCATGCTTCTGCTCGATATCGTCAAAGTAATCTCTCAGGCGCTGCGGTAGAGGCTCTACGGGGTCAATTGCATAGAGTGGATTCTTCCACCAGGAGAAGAAGAAAAACTTCCAGTCGAGATTTGAAAGCGTCTTACCCTGCAGCTGAGCTTTCTCGGCTGCCTGGCAATAGTCAAAGAAGTAACTAGCCCGCCCCTCTGCGGTGCTCTCAATAGTGGTGAAGCAATCGCTGGATACCGCTTCAAACGCACCAGTGACAATCTCACGGGCT